AAGATATTTATTTAGATGAATTATGAAACAATTCTTTCTCAGTTACTACTCTAAATTTTATACCTTGGCTTTTGCACCAAGCATTAGCTGCTTGCCATTTAGCATGATTTAAAGCTACTGCTAACTTGTCTTTTCTTGATTTTGCCTCAGTGAGCATAGTTTGCTTAGAAGGTTTTATCTCAACAACTTCAGCAATTTTTTGTCCAAATTTGTTTTGATACACCATAAAAATATCAGGTATATAAATTGTTTGCTTGCCTGTTAATGGATTGCGGTATGGTATTTTAATGGCTTCGCTTGCCCATTGTAATATGGCAGGATTGTTATCACAAAACATAAAGAATGACATTTCCCATCCACTTCTATATTTCGGCTTACCGCTGCCTACATATTTTTGTGGATTTTTAACTTCATATATGCCTTGTGCCCATTTACCCATTATTGAACTATATTACGTTGAACTGATGTAACAGGAACTAATACGTTATTAACTCCATACATAACAGCTTTATGTGGATTGATACTGTTTAAATAATATGCCATTGTTAAAGTAATTTGCATACTATCTCTTGCGCCTTCGAATGACTTCAATAAAGTAAAAATATCTGTTGCAGTTAGTAAAGATATTCTGAATAAGTTTACTGTAAACGATTCTGAAGTACGTTGATCGCTACAATATTGGTTAAAAAAAGCGTTAACCACTTCATATTGACCTGCAGGTGGTTCAATTTGTAAGTCATAAAAAGCATCGTAGATTCTAGTAGTAGAATCTTTATTATTATCTAAAACGGTAATAGCCATAGTATACCTATTTAGTCACCAGGCGGTGGCTGCACGTTTCCTTGAGTAGGATTGTTTGATGGTCTAAAAGTTGGGAATCTAAAAGTAGATGCGCTATTGTTAATAGTTTGGGTAAGACCTTGTGCTAATTCAGTTTTAGCTGCAGCAACTAAACCTTTTTTGTTTAAGTTTCTTGCAGCAGTTACACCTTTAATAGCAGCACCAATAAAGTTACCATTACTTAAATCATTTTGTATACCAAATGCGGTATCAACTAACCCACCTTGACCAAGAATAGAATTTCTTGTGCCCGCTTTTGTAATTGGACTCTTTTCAGTATCATAATGAGCAGGTTCACCAAAACCTTTGACAAATTCACTTGGTGCTGTACCACTTAACGCACCATCATAATACTTAACATATTCATAACGTATAGACATACGGTTTTCCATAATGCCTGTAGTTTGATAATAATCATAAGTATCATGTTGCCAACTATCAATGATAGGATTAACTAATTGATATAGTGCAAAATTATGTTGATTAAACCCGTAAATGTTAATGTTTCTAAAAAATGGTACTTTACCTGTTGATAATGAACTTGTTAATGGTGTTGGATTAAGCTCCGCACCATTATAACCCCATTGTTCTGTACCTAAGTTATTACTGTATTGATTAGCTGTGTTAGCAGCATCATTGGCGATATTATTAGGATCACTTATGTTATAACTATAATAGGCATACCATAACTTACGAATCAAATTATTATTGTCATCATTAAAAGTTACAGTAACAGGATCGTACTTAATTTTAGTTTGAACCATACGATGACGATTGTATTGGTTCATATCATGTAAATCAAAAGAATATTTTGGTAAATCAATATTTTTTACTGCTAAACCAAAATTTTTATCCGTTGGAAATAAGTTTGAAGTATTAATAAACTGTTCATTAATATCAAAGTAAACATGGAATAACCATTTAAACTTTGGTGAATAAGCATACGCATCCGTAACAAATGTCTTGGATGCGTGTTGATAGTCTTTCAAAAATTTGCGCCCGAACAATTCGTCGGACGCACTTTGTAGTACCTGCTGAAAGAATCCTGCCATACTAGTTACTAATATTAACCACCAATACCACTTACGTTGTCGGTTATAGCTCTTGCAACTGCAACACCAACACCCTGTTGGATACCCTGACCACTATCGGTAGGTGTCTGTACAGCGTTGTCGTAGCGAATTGTTAAAGAAATTGTAACAGGTTCGTTAGCACCATAATTCAATGTATTATAGTTTGCACTTTGAATAAAGCAACCATAAAGTTCCCATGTTTCTAAAACTTGTGGTGTATGAATACCACCACCACCATCAAGAATTTGAATAACAGTACCAAATTTGTAACTCTCTCCTGCTGAAGCACTAGCTTGTTCACTAAAGTCAAATTGTTTCTGTAGTTGTTCACCAACACGCATTGCAACTTGACCTGTAGCATCATCACGTAAATTCAACGTGATAGCTTGCCATTCAGGTTTGCCAGCTAAGTATACACGACTGTTATAAATTTCCAATGGAATTTCCGGGAAAGTTACCTGAGGACGTGTAACATCGATAACTTGTTTTGTCAATTCAGTCGATGCTTTATCTACACCAATATTATTAAACAATACACGGAAACGATATTGTAACTTTGGCATTAACAAGCCCTGAGCGTTTTCTGTTGCTCCTGCTAGAGGCACTGTCATCTTACTAATCGAAGTAAAAGCCATTTTGTATATCTCCTTTATCTTATTTATCTTTTAAAAGGGGGCTAAAATCACCCCCTTTACAAGAATTACAATCCTCTTATTTCACCTGTGTTTAACACACGGACAGGAATGTAAATGAACTCAACAGCTTTTACAGGTTCAATTGCAATATCGATCCAAAGTTCATTTGCATCAATTCTTGCAGGTGTATTATTACTTTCATCACAAACTACGAGATAATCGTAAATACCACGCTTAGATTGAACATCTGCTAGCAATGTTTGTACTACACCTTTTGCTTGCGAACGTGTAATTGCATCATTTGGCTCAAAGATGAACGGACGAACTGCTGCTTGTAAACGCTCACGTAAGTAGCAAATTAAACGAGCAACGTTGGTACGATCAAGTGCGCTCTGACTATCAAAGCTATTCTTGTTACCAAAGTTCAATAATCCAACATTCGTAAAGAATGCAATTGGGTTAATGAAGTTTGTGTACTCAACATCACGTAATGCCATACGATTCTTTGTTACAACAAATTCACCTGTTGCTGCATTAATGTAACCAATATTAGATGCGTTATCAACAACACCTCGACGCTGACCTGCAGGAGCAAACCATGGATAAGCAATTGTATCGTTACGTAAAATAGTACGTAAGATCATATAGCTTGGTGGAACTGCTACAAGCGCACCTGAAAGATCAGTACTAATACCACTTGGATAGTAGATACCCATGTACGTATCACGTGTTACTAAACCTTCTTCACCACTTTGTGCTGCACCCGCTGCATTAGTTGCCCATGCTACAATATCAGTTGCATTATCAGCAAGACGCATTGGTGTGTCACCAACAATGTATCCTGTTTGACCACGATCATTGTTTAATACGACCATGTTTGGTTGCAATTCTGTGTAATTAGGTGTTGCAATTAAGTTAAAGTAGGTATCTTCTTCACGAATCTCTTGATTGGTGTCAATTGATGCCTTCATTGCTGCTACGACCATTGCACGTTGTGCCTTACGACCCATATATGGTGCACCATTGGTCATGTTACCACTTGCTGTTACCCATGTATAACTAACTTCAGGCAAGCTCCCAGGTGTCGTTGTTGGCACAGTGTATGCACCTGCACTTGGGAAACTAGCTGATGTAAAGTAATTTGTTCTAAATTGCTTTACGTTATAACCACTACGGCGTGTATTGAATAACAATGTGCCACGTGGGTAAAGTGTATAACTTGGAGTATCTAAATCAATATAATTACTTGATAATAAGCTAACAATGGTTGGCATAGCATCAGTAACAGGATTTACACCACTATTTGGACCCCAACGTGCATCAGCAAATACAATACCATTTTCTGTAACTTGATCGGTATTGTCTAATAAGACCCACTGATCTAGTCCGTCAACTTGTTGCCAACGATTAACTAATGGATAATTTTCTAAATCACTTGTATCAATCCAAATATCACCGTATACTAATGGTGTACCATCACTTTGTACTGTGGGTTGTGATGAACTAATTAACGGACCTGCAGGATCTGTAGTACCTGTTGCTGTCGCAGACCATAAACCATTTGATCCATACTGTGCGTTACGATAACCAACCCATGCTGTACCTGTGTTAACCATGATATCTACTTCATTAACAACGCTATAGTACCAATTGGTATTATTGGTTGGTAATGTATTTGGTTCGATATCGTTAGATTCGTAACTAAATTCTGTCCAATCACTTAAGCATGTCATGAAATCAGGAACCATTACACCACTATATACTAATAATTGTGAAATTGCTCCACCTGACGCAACAACGTATGCAGTTAAAGGACCTGATGCAATATGAGGTGCTAAAGCTGTACCACCCAATGTAACAATATCACCTGTTACATAACCTGTACCACCACTAGCAGCAATAGTTCCAACTACTGTACCTGTATATTGAACGCTTGTTAGTGTCGCTCCTGTACCTGTACCACCTGTAATGGTTAGTGTACCTGCAGTTGGACCTGCTGTAGTAACTGTTACAGTTGAGTATGGACCTACTTTAGAGTTGGTGGGTGCTCCTGATGTAGCTTGTGTAGTAAATCCTGCAATATCAGCAGGTGATGTTAAGTAACCATTGTCATCTAATACAATGTCACCACCTTCTGTATGTGTTAATACAATCGCACCCGTTGATGATACTGCGGCAGTTGTGTAAGGAATATTTGCTGCTGCCCATGCTGCAACAAAATCAATCGCACCTTTTGCAGTTAATGTTGCAGGTAATACAACAGTATAACGTGAAGATAATGCTGAACTATTTGGTGTTGTAACATACACACCAAATGAAGATGAGCTTAATCCAAAGTTGGGACTTGTATTAGTTCCTGTAAATACTGACAAACCTGATGCGCTTCTACGGAATAATTGTACAGGGGCTTTTCCTAATCCTGAACCAAAACCATACTGTGCAAACAATGTACCAACAGGAATATTTTTTCCACCTGCAGGATCTAACGTTGCATTTGCTGATTGATCACTAGGATATAATGGACATGGAACAGTTGTAAACAAATCTGTAGATGCGCTGTATACACTAGTAACTAAATTTGTACCACTATTTGCTGCATTAGTCTTAATCCATACACTACCTGTAGGTCTTGGTGATGCACCACCTGCTCTCCAATTTGGTTGCTGAGCATTGGTTCCATAAAATACAACAGGTTTAACATGTGTGCCAACTGTAAAACCAAATAATGCCCAATCTGCACCACTATTAGAATCACTTAATGTAATTGAAGTATCGCTACTTGAACTTTGGAAAATATTAACACGATTATTAACAACAGATGCACTAATATTTGGAACATTAGTAATTGCATTAATAGCAGCAGCAAGTGATGCAGCAGTTGTACCCGAACTAATCGTAGCACTAAATGTTGTTCCTCCACGTGTTACACTAATTGTTAACAATACACTACTTGATGCTGTAATTGCGCCACCTTGTAATGTAGGAACTGTTCGTGCCCATGTGCTTGAACCAACAGGGACCCATGTATTATATAATGAATCTGCTGCTGAATTTAAATATGCACCTGCTTTGTACCAATATGTATGGAAAGCATCAGGTGAACCATAATCAGTAATACCTGTTACAACAGCATAATCACCAATATTACCAATATAACCTTTTGGCTCTTGGGTTGAGTTAATTACATCATCTGCACTATCAATGATAATAGGTGCTTGAAGATTAAAATTACCTGTAGTTGCATTAAACTCAAACATACCCCATGTACTGTTTGTTGTATCTAACCAATAAGTACCATCTGCAGGATTACCTGTGGGGCGACCAACTTGACCAACTAAACTAGCTAAATCAATATCCGCACGTAAAACATAACATAAGTTTGTTGCACCTAAAACACTATACGCAGTTAATAAACCATACTCATTAAGTTCATAACCTTGAATTGGTGTGCCATTAGCAGTCTTATAGAAAAATGGATTACCATACAATGTAACCAAATCACGCTGACTTGTCACACGATATAATTTATTTGCATTGGCTGCAGTTGTTGCAACAGCGACACCTGTGCCTGACGCATTTGCCTTATTTTGTGCTGTTGCAATTAACAGCATTGGAACTGAATTTGAACCTGCGGGTAAGTACTGACTTTGATCAATAATTGTTACTTCCACGCCTGGGCTAACAAGTGCCATATTGTTTCTCCTAAATAAAAATGAAGTTTTTCTTCATTATTATTATTTAGGATAAACCTGTAAAAAACCTGTGTTTAAGCCTCTACTAGTAGAGTTACAATTATAAATAGCAGAATGAGACCATTTTGTAAAGTTTGTAACAAAAATCCACGTGCACCTGCTTATTATCGTAATGGAAAACGATACTTTAGATCACGATGTACGATATGTATAGCAAATAACAAACAACTTGCTAAAACCAAGCCAAAATGGGAAAGTAAAGGTTATAAGAAAAAACCCACATGTGATATATGTGGGTTTCGTTCTCAGTATACTTCACAAATTACTGTATGGCATGTTGATGGCAATTTAAACAATTGCGAACTAATTAACCTACGTAGTGTATGCCTAAATTGTGTTGAAGTAATTAAGCGAAAACAGAGTGCATGGAAAGTTGGCGATCTTCAAGTAGACTATTAATCTTTCTATGTAAATTATCAATAGTAGAATCGTTTTCTATAACAGCATCAAATTTTAAACCACAATGACTATATTCACTAGCATGAATTTTAGCATGTTCTAATTCATTCCTAGCAAGTGCCCATCCCATATTTTTTGGTCCTGCATTATATGAAACTGCTGCTTCATACCAAGATGGTTCAGGACCACGCTTGACACGTACTACAATACCACCTGAACGATGTATGGCATCAACCTCATTTTTAAATCGACAATCAGTAATCACTATATTGTCTTCGGTTTTCATTAGCTTACGCTCAACACTAGCTACCCATATTTCATCATGAAAATGATTACGAAATAATTCTGTTCCCCAATGTTGTAATACCATTCTTGGTGTAAGATTGGGTATACCTAATCGTTCTGACCACCATGTATCTACTTGTTCACGCCATTGTCTACTTGATTTGGTTACACCATCAAGCATTTCACGATCCCAACCAAACACCGCAGCAGTTGCATCTTTTAAACTTTCAGCAAATGACATGCGTCTAAACCCATGCTCATCAATTAAGTAACTTGCAATCGTATCTTTGCCACTACCAATTAATCCACAAATACCTACAATCATAATGCCCTCCACATAGGCGTATTATGTCATACTTATTACAGATTTCAAGTAATTTAGAATATTACCCTTGTACCCAAGTTAAAGGTTGTGACCAATCAACATAACGCTTAAGTTCATCAATTAATTCAGCAAAACCTTCTTTCGCTTCAGCTTTCATGGCTGCACCATTAAGTGTAGTGCCACCTGTTGGTCCTGCAATGCTAGCAAACTTTTCACGTGCTTCACCTATAATCATCTTACACTGACATAATGTCCAACTTGTTATCCAATTTGCAATAGATGGGTCACGCAATAACGTAATTTCAGGTTTCATATTGTATGTCCACAATAATAACTGTTCGCCACTACCCTTAAAATTACGCACAAAACTAATTTCTTTAGTTACAGGATTAAACGTAAAAATTACATATCCACCAAACATACGTGCAGCTAACTCAATATAACCTGCATAAAAATCATACGTAGCTAATCCACCTGCATAGTTATAGTTTAATAAGTATGTATTTAAAATGGCACTAGAAAATGGATCAAATGATGATGCAGCAGGTCCTGTCTCTAAACCAACTGTTCTACGAAATACTTCACGTACTGTTGTAACTTCTTGTGGAAGGATGTAAGTGTATTGATTATTTTCTACGGTAAGTAGGCTATACGATTCTTCATAAGCATTAGTAGCACGTTGCCTATATGTTGCAATCGCATATTGATATGCTGCCTCATAATGCTCAGGATCTAATTCTAAATCAACTATTCCCCCACCTAAACGTAAGCGAATATTATTGAATAAAGCTTCTTTTTGTTGTTGAAGTGGTGGTAATACAGGTGTAACGGACATAATGTACTCTCAGGTTGTGAAAGTATTTATTCAGTTTCATCCTGTATTTCATATTGATTGCCACAATCAGGGCAAATAAAGCAACAAGCTTGTGAAACATACACAAACCCATGCACATGCCCACACTCACCTTTAAGAATGCTGAATGTAGATTGCTCTGTTGTCGTTTGCATTACTTCAACAGATTTGACAAACAAGTTCAAAGATCACCTTCTTTACGATTTTCACTGTACCATGGATCAAATGAACCACTTGGATATCGTGATTGCAATTTAGTTACATTTTCAGCAATCACATCATTTGGGTTTAAGTCCAACGCACGACACATGTTAACCCAATACCACATAATATCACCAAGTTCACGCTTCATGTGAAATAAGTTTTCTTCATTAAGAGGTTTACCCTGAAAAACCATTTTTTTAACGATTTCCATAAGTTCACCTGTTTCAGAAGATAACCCCATAACACCTGTTAACATCAATGGAACATTAATATTCGGTCCATGTTGATTATTGGCAAAATCATAATTACCATCAATAACATCCAACCTATTCATAAATGTAGTAAGATCATTACTTGCTTCACTTGTTACTGCTTTTACAAAATCTTGGTATTTGTTTAGATCAATTTGTTTCATTAATTTACCTTTAGTATAATAACTGTTTCACTCATCCTACCACTAGGTATGGTTTGTAAGGTTTTGATATCCTTAAAAAACTTTCTAGCTGCAGGTTTGCCACCACTAAACAACTCTTTTAATTGTTCAGCAGGTTTACGTAACGTTTTTGTACCACTTTGTACGCTATCAAACCCTACTATAGTTGTACCTTTTACAGTCATGGTTTGTGCATGTTGATCAGCAACCAAATATGATAGTCTACGTTTAGCTGTATCATACAACCAAATCTCCGTTGCGCCAACTAATTTAGATGGATTGACACTACGTAGTCCCAACGTTTCTTCTTTTAATTGAAACTTAATGTTTTTAACAAGCTGTTCAGGTGTAACTACTTTTTTCTTTCTAACAGGTTGCTGTGACTTTTTGATATTAACATACCCATTAATATCTGAAATAATGGTTTCACAAAACTTAATCAAATTTTTAATTTGAGTTTTAGTCAAATGAGAATATCCTAAAACTAAGTCTTTATCTTTTTGGTTATAAACAGATTGAAATTCATCCAATCTTTTTTGCCAAGTATCAATTAAAATCGATGCATGCTGTGGCAATATATTTTTTTCAGTTAATATAGCGACTGTGTTAAGTTCAGTTTGTTTTTTAGTCCTGCTTAAAAAATAATCGTCAAACGCACCTTCAAGTTCACCACATACTTCATGCGCACGTTCACGCATGATTTCTTGTATGTTTGGTTTATGACTTTCTTCTTTTTTAATAATGGTTGGTTTGGCTAATGTTTCTAATAATCTTGTTACTTCATTTGATAGTATATTTGATTCATGGTCTGTTAATTCTAAACCACGCATGTTCATTCTAGCTAACCAACATAAGGTCACCATAAATTCACTATCACTGACATTGCGCATTGCTTTGGCATGGTCAGTATGCCCTAACCATTCTAAATATTGTACTAACATTTCTTTACCATCTTTTTTGTCAAAGAAACGTGTATACCATGTAAACGATCTTGCTAAGGCATGTGCACGTAAATCAGGATCAGGTTGCATAATAAAATTAGGCTCATAACCATAGTATTTGTAGTCAGTGTCCCTAGGGACTAAATCCTTAATCGTTGATTTCTGCTCATCTTTTTTCATGTGTTTATTTTTCTTACTCATATCAAGGTTCCAATGTACTCTATTTACAACAATTTAGTCAAAACATTCAGATAAATATATAAATCATGCCAAAACTAAGTCTGTGGAGACCACAAAAATCAAATGATTACCGCTTCTTTGATAAAACAATCAAAGAAATGTACACGGTTGGAGCAACTGATCTTTATATTCATAAGTATATTGGATCAAATAATCCACGCAACAATGACGTTACCACGCCTGTCTATGATCAGTTAGATCCTACTAATATTCAAGACTTAATGTGGTTAGAAAACCGTGATCGTAAATACGATTCTAGCATATATCGTTTACGTGGTCACTATAACGTGTCTAACATTGATTTCGATTTAAGTCAATTTGGATTGTTTTTAAGTAATGATACTATTTTTATCACTGTACATTACAATGATATGATTGACATACTAGGTAGAAAATTAATGGTTGGTGATGTGCTTGAATTACCTCACTTGATTGATTATCATCCATTAAATGAAACCATTCCCGTAGGATTAAGAAGGTTTTATCAAGTCACTGATGGGAATTTTGCTAGTGAAGGTTTTAGCCAAACATGGTTTCCGCATATGTGGAGACTAAAAGCAGAACCACTTGTTGATAGTCAAGAATTTGCAGATATATTACGACAACCAATTGATACGGATAATTTTATGGGTGATTGGAACAACACCGTAACCTACGAACCAGGCTACACCGTCATGTATGGTGATAAAGTTTATACACCAAAGCAACCCGTACCTGCAGGTATTCCTCCACCTGATCTTGTTTATTGGGAATTAAGTACACAGCAACAATTAAAAGATATTATTTCTACCTACAATAAAAATATTGAAATTAATAATAAAAATCTTGAAGAAGCAGCACGTCTTGTACCTAAAGGTGGTTACAATCGTGACCAACTATATGTTGCACCATCCTATCTTGATGGACAACCTGCTCCTCCTGTTAATGTTATTATTAATAATGGTTCTCCTGTTCCAACTAGAGGAACCATCATTTATTTTTCAAGTGACTTATACACTAACGCAAGTCCTGTAATTTCTATTAGTGCAGGAGCATTAGACCAATTTAGATCAATGGCTGCAGCATCAAAGGGTTTAGCTAACTCTATTGATAAATTTATTTCATTGTCATTAGAAAAAGCAGAAATTGCTCCTGAACAACTACCATCAGGCAGTGGACAAGTTAATGGTTCATTAGTTATCGCAGCAACTGTAATGGGACCTGTAACAGGACCATATGGCACTGCAGATAATACTTATATCAATGCAGATGAATATTTACGCTTTGAAGTAAAAGCACAGGGTAACACCAATATTCGTGGGTCATACATTTTACGTATACAAAATTTAACACAAGATTTGTCAAACTTACTAGTGATAGATACACCTGGGGCGTTGGTGCAGCCGTTCTTGCCTGGGACAAGGGTGGTGAATGTTATTGATAGTCAAACAGTAGAATTAAGTGAACCTATACAAAATGAAGTGGCAGATGGGCAAATTATTGTTGTATCGTCAAACTTTGCTGGCATCGTGACGCAAGATGCAGACTATCGTGCTGATAATGATCCACGCTTTACGTTTATTAAACGTGTATCACCCTTATCATTTGGATATATTGCAGGTTATATGGCAGGAGACGGTAGTGCACCTAATGGTGAAGCAACAGGTGCAGGTATTCAATTCCCCGCTGCACCACAACAAGGTGATTACTTCTTACGCATTGATTATTTGCCACAAAAATTGTTCAGGTTTGATGGAACATTGTGGGTAGAGATTAGTCAAAATGTTAGAACAACTACAGGATTTACAGCAAGTGATCGTTCACAGTTAAGTGGTTTCATTAACAATGATCAAGTAGTACAAACAACAGATGGTGGATTCATACCAAGTCGCCAATCACTGAGTGATGCACTAAGAATTCAACCTGATATGTAAAGGATAATAAATTGGCAGAGTTTTTTTACGATAAGCAAGTTAGAAGATTTTTAATACAATTTGCTAAGATATTGAGTAATTGGTATGTAGAGGATGGGTTTGATCCTAATGGTAATCCCATTCTAAAACGTGTACCAATTATGTATGGCGATCAAAGTAGAAACGTTGCCAACATTATTAATAACAACAGTCCAAGTAATTTACCTACTGTACCACAAATTACTTACTACATCAGTGGGTTAACTTACGAACAAAATAGAACACAAGATCCTTACTTTGTTGACAATTTATCTGTACGACAACGAACATATAATAATGAAACACAAGAATATGAAAATACACAAGGACAAGCGTTTAACATAAAACGATTAATGCCTGTACCATATCGTCTAAGTGTAACGGTTGATTTTTGGACAAGTAACTACAATCAAAAAATGCAACTGTTTGAACAGTTAGGTGTATTGTTTAATCCATCGTTAGAAATACAAAGTACAGATAACTTTATAGATTGGACTTCATTAAGTGTTGTATACCAAGAAAGTTTAAATTATACAAGTAGAACTATTCCAATTGGCACGTCAAATCCTATTGATATTATGACATGGAAATTTTACATGCCAATATGGATTTCAAGCCCAATTAAAGTACAAAAGTATGGTGTCATTTATAAAGTAATTAATAGTATCTATAAAGGTACCGCACTAAGTGATATGCAAGATGATGAATTATTGCTAGGTACAAGACAAAAAGTTACACCGTATGGTTATCAAGTTTTATTATTAGGTAATACATTACAAATATTACCTGCAAAACAACCACAGTATCCTAGTAATGATACTCTAGAATTACCTCCTAGCCCAA